GAACTCGATGGCGTCCCCTCGTTCGCTGCTCGACGCGAAACGCCGCGCCATCCTGAACCGCGCCCTGAGAACCTACGGACTGGATACGACCCTGAACGCCATCACCGGGTGCGCGCGATCGGACTTCCACATGGGGCGCGATGACCAGGGCCGGCCGATCAAGGGCAAGGCCAAGTACAACGATTTGTCGCTGATCTTCCGCGCTGCGGAAAACACCGAGCGATTCCTGCGGATCTACGAGGATCCCGCAGCCAATACCCGCAAGTCGTCCCGCGAGGAGCGGTTCGATCCAACGCTGGCCAACGCCCGAGGCACCCAATCCACCCGAGAGGAGCGCACCCATGACCGCGATCGCAATGTCATCGAAGGCCAAGCCGAACGTTTGGACTGAGTCACGGCCCTGCCCCAGCGAGCCTGCCCTGGACGGCCTGTCGCTGATGCAGATCCTGTGGGCACGTCTCAATGGTCTGATGCCGGGTGCCTGGTCGCGTCACTTCACCAGCGAAGACTCCCTTGAGCACTGGCGCCAGGCCTGGGCGATGCGCTTCGTGGTCGTCCAGCTGCGGCCAGATGAGGTCCAGATCGGCCTGGCCAGGCTGGGCGAGGTGATCAGCCGTCGGGACATGCAGTTCGGGCGGGTGACGGTGGAGGACTTCATCGCCGCCTGCCGGCCGCGCCTGGATCCCGAGGATGCGTTCCACGAGGCCGTGCGCGAGATCTCGAAGCACCGCCGGCCGGCCCGCATCGATGGTGAGCTGGTTAGCCAGGCGCGGTGGACAGAGCCCGCCGTGTATCACGCGGCCGTGGCCATGGGTAAGGACTTGGAGGAGCTGTCCTGGCGGGACATCCGCTCGCGCTTTACCAGTGCGCTGGAGAAGGCCCGCAAGGAAGGCCTGCCGGTTCCGCCGCCCTATGATCCCGAGAGGCCGGCCGCCTACCTGCCGGCCCCGGAAGCCAAGGGCGCGGGAAAGCGCACGATCGCACCGGAGGCCCAGAAGGCCATGATCAGCGACATGCTCAGCACCCTGGGCGGGCGCAAGCGAATCGCACCGAAGGTCGAGGACGCGCGATCGCTCCAGCAGCGTGAGCGCGAGTTCGAGGAGGCTCGCCAGCGCCAGGTCGCCGAGGCGGAGCTGCGGCTCCTCGCGGCCAAGCGGCAGCAGCTCAGCGCCTAACCCCTAACCGAGAGCGCCCCGCCTGGGGCGCTGGAGTCCGGTCATGTTTGGAACCACCCCGAGTCCGGCGCAGAAGCGCTGGCACGATTTGCTCGCCCAGGTGATCGGTTGCGTGTGCTGCACAGCCGATGGCCATGGGTTCAACAGCTACGTCTCGATCCATCACATCGACGGCCGCACCAAGCCCGACGCCCACTGGCTGGTACTGCCGCTGTGCGAGCCCCATCACCAGGACAACGGCGCCGCGCTGGCGGTGCACCCGCACAAGCGGCGGTGGGAGGCCCACTACGGCGCCCAGGAACAGGTGCTCAGGGGGATCGCCGAGGAATTGCTGCGCCTGGGCCACCAGGTGCCGTCGAGGGTGCTGGAGCTCGCAGGTCTGGAGGTCGCGGTATGACGATCGCAGGGCCCCTCATTCTGGTATGCGTCGCGGGCCTGGGCTGGGCCTGCGGAAGGGTGGTGTTCGTCTGCTGGCGGGAAGCGCACCGGCGACAAGACGCACCGGGGGCACCGACCACCAAGGTCTGTCCGCACTGTTTCGGAAAGTGCATGGTTCAGCTGCCCAGCTTGCGCCTGAAAATCTGTGTGGACTGCCAGGGCGAGACCTCATGGGACCTCGACGAAGGGCAGACCTATACCCTCCAGCCCAGTCGGGCCACACGCAAGGTCAAGCCAGCATGATCGACATGCCTACCCGTTACCTCGTCTCCTGTGTCCGCATCGGCGAGCACAACTTACCGCGCCCGTCTCATGCAACCGAGGGCGCGGCCGGCCTGGACCTATCGGCGGTCGGTGAGCACACCCTCATGCCTGGCCAGCGCACCCTGGTGCCGACTGGCTTCGCCATCAACTTCCCGCTGGGCGTCGCCGGTTTCATCTGGCCGCGTTCTGGTCTGGCTACCCGCCATGGGCTGGACGTGCTCGCCGGCTTGATCGATCAGGACTACACCGGCGAGATCAAGGTGGCGCTGATCAACCTGGGGGACCAGCCGATTACCCTCCAGCATGGCGAGCGCGTCGCGCAAATCGTACTCCAGGGCTACCTGCCGACCACGTTGGGCGAGGTCGATCCTGTCGAGCTGCCGAAAACCGAGCGTGGCGCGGGCGGCTTTGGCTCCACCGGCGCCATGGGGCTGCACTGATGGATAAGGGCTGTTCCAGCGGTTCCAGCAGCAGCTCCTCCAGTTCGAGCCACGACTGACCATGCGCATGTCGGCCCAGGATGTCATCGACCGCGAGCGGCGCCTGGCCCAAGGCCGGCAGTCGCCGCCTTCGGCTACTCAGCCGTCGGCGGCCAAGGCCAATGACCCCAAGGCGAAGCTGTTCGCCAAGGGGCGCCTGCCGGCTGGCGTGATGAACAAAACCGAGGAGGCCTACGCGCAGTACCTGGATCGGCGCAAGCAGGCGGGGGAGATCCTCTGGTGGGCGTTCGAGGCGATCAAATTCAAGCTCGCCAACAATCGCCACCTCACGGTGGACTTCGCCGTCATGCTCGCCGATGGCCAGCTGGAAATGCACGACACCAAGGGCGCCCGTGCCATCACCCAAGAGGACTCCAAGGTGAAGATGCAGTGGGCCGCGCAGCGCTATCCGTTCGCGTTCTTCCTGGTCTACCCGCGCAAGGCGGCCGATGGCGGCGGCTACGACATCGAGGAGGTTCGCCCGTGACCGACCCCGAGACCGACCCGGTGGCAGCGGCTCACGCACCCTACCTCGCCCACATCATGGGCGCCGCACGCTGCTGCCATGCGCCCTCGGCGCGCTACTGCGAAATCGGAAAGGCGCTGCGGGTGGACTACCTCAGCGCTTTCATCATGTCCCAGCCGGATCGTCTGGAGCGCCGCCGCATCATGCAGGCCGAGCGCCGGGACGCCCCGCACCTCTTCCCAGCCCTGAAACAACGGGTGCACGAGATCCTGGGGCTCAACGCCACCGAGGAGTAGCGCACCCTCTGGAGTGCGCGCCTTGGAGATCATCCTCGTCAAGACCATGGACGGGTCGCTGCGCCCGGCCACCGAGGAGGGCATTGAGCAGCTGCAAAAGCTCAAGGTCGGCGCCGGCGTGCGTTGCGAGGTGAAGCAGGTCCGCAACTACAAGTTCCTCCAGAAAACCATGGTGCTGTTCCGGGTGGCCTACGACCACTGGTGCGAGAACAACCTGGCCGCGATGGAGTACCGAGGCCAGCAGGTGGTGCCGTGCATCGATCGCTTCCGCAAGGACCTGATCATCATGGCCGGCCACTACGAGCCTACCTATGACATCACCGGCAAAGTGAGGCTCAAGGCCGCCAGCTTGAGCTACGCCAACTGCAAGGAAGAGCAGGCACAGGCGATCTACTCGGACGTCATCAACGCCATCCTCAAGCACGTGTACCGGAACCAGTTGGACGAGCAGCGGCTACAGCAGCAGGTGGACGAAATCATCCGGTTTTCCTAGATCGACAGAAACGATCCTGTCAATGGGAATAAGTTCACAGAGAAAGCGTGAACTGCGTTGCGGTTAGGGTGTGATATTTCTATCATTTGCTACAGAAATTCACCCCATGAGAGACGTAGTCCATGGCCATTCCGACCGCTGCCGAAAGAGCCGCAAAGCTGCGCCAAGTCATAGGTTGCCGCATCTACGCCGCCCGCAAATTGGCGGACATGAGCCAGGACGCAGTTGCGCATCACTTGGGACACGAAAATGCCACCCAGATCAGCCTCTGGGAGAGCGGCGAACGCATGCCCAAGCTGCTGGACATGATCGGCATGGCCGAGCTGTTCGCGGTGCCCCTGGACTACCTGTCCGGCACCAGCGACGACCCACTGGCCGACGCCGCCGAGAACAACCAGAGCTTCCGTGTCCGGCTGGTGGCCAACACCATCGCCGAGTCCACCAGTCGCTACCACGAGTACCTGGCCCAGCAGGTGGGCGTTGCTCTCCAGGGACAGAACCAGGACCGCTCCGACCTCCAGCGCATCGCCATCAAGCTCAAGGACGTGAAGCACGCCCATCGCCGCATGGCCCAGCTCAATCCCGAGTACGAGGAAGAGTGGCGCGGTTCGGCAACGCTGGAGGCAGCGCTGCGGGGCCTGGAGGACGTCATCACCGGTGCGGATGCCCGCATCGCCGGCGAGTTGAAGCACTGCGAAATTATCGAGCGCGAGTTCCAGGTGGCCAACGGCGAGTTTGATCGCCGGATGCGCCAGTCCACCGCGCAGAACGTCAAGCAAATCAGCATCGACCTGATCGCCGACCGCGCCGACCTGCGCGACCGGGCCCAGGCCGACCGCAGCCCGAGCGGTGACCTGTTCGCTTGAGCTGAAAGATTGGAAATGCCGCGCCAGGGCGGCCCTCGCTGAGGGATAGCCTGGATACGTGGGTGTGGAGAGCGTAGGGCCACCATCCCACACAGCTGATACGCCTGCCGGCAACCTCCTCGGCAGGGTCGCCCAATGGAGTGGGCTGGCCCAATGGCGGGAACCAGTCGTTAGTCCTCCCCGGCAACGGGCGTCAAGAGGGCATGAGCACTGCGAGGCATGCCGGTGCAAGACGGGACTCATCATCCCGACTCGGTGGTTCAACTCCACCGCCTCGCCCAAGACCTCCCTGGCTGGCAATGGCCGCACAGGGTGAAGCCGATGCCCTGGCCAGCGACGCTGGTGAGGGTGATCGCCGGGAGTGGCAACCGGCCCGAACCCCGCAAGGGTGCATCGGTGAGTACGCAGCGCGATCGGCGCCGGCGTCCTGACCCATGCAGCCATGCAGCAGCAACCCGAGACCAGTGAGACCGACATGAATCAGCCGCAAGACATGACGCCCCAGCAACTGCAATACGCCCTGAATGGCGCGCTGCAAGACCCGAACTCGGCGCCTGCTATCCACGCGCTGGCGCAATCCTGGCTTAGTCGCCAGCCCGAGCCGGAGTACATCCCTCACGGCGTCGCTGTCGAGAACGACAAGATCGCGGACACCTTCGTGGGCGGCGTACTGCCCGAGGTGGGTGATCACCTGGTGCTGGTGGTTTACGACGTTGCGGACCTTCCTGGCCAGAGAGCCCCGGCGACCGTCGTGAAGTGCCGTCACATGGCTGTCACCCCCGAGGGCCTGCCGCGCCACACCCTGCTGGCCAATGCCGGCCCGGCGGTGGCCAAGACTGATCCGGCCCAGGTGCCTGAGACCAAGCCCAAGAAGACGCGCGCCGCTCGCCGCTGATGCGCTATGCCTGGCCGCTGCGGCGGTCGGGCTGTATCGGAGAGTCCCCTGGCTCAGGTGCTTCCCCCATACAGCCACGCAAAGACGTGAACCCATGACCCAAGACAGCGTTAGCACCACCTCCCTGGCCGCCGCCATCGTCGTCGCCGATCTTGATCGGGCGCTGATCGCCGCGCTCGACCTGACCACACTGGGCCTTTGCACCAAGCAACTGGGCGACCTGGCTCGCGCCAACATCCGATCCGTCGTTGATCTCCAGTGCACCACCCTGGAAGAGCTCATCGACATTCCGGGTATCCGCTACCGGGGCGCTGCGCACATCCACAACCTGCTTCGTGCCCATGGCCTGTGCCTGGCGGACGGCCCGGAGGTGGATTTCGGCAATCCCTCCCTGCTGGACATGCGGGTGCCCTACGAATACCGCCAGGTGCTGTATCCGGCCGGCGTGGTGGATCTCGTCTCCCTGGTGCAGTTCAGCGTCGAAGAGCTGGCCGGCTTCGAGACCCTCGGCCTGGTGGGCGCCAAGTACCTGGATCAGGTGGCCCGAAACTTCTGCCAGCCGCTTGCACAGGAGGCGCGGGCCGCCGCCTGAACCCCCGATTGCGCCCACGGCAGTGTGGGCTGCATGGGAGAGCGCCCTGCCAGGACCCGCACCTTTTCCTGGTGAGCCCTGGTAGGACGCTCTACCGATGCAGGTGAATGCGCAGGCTGATGCGCGGCGTCTAACGCCATGACGCGGGCAATAGGTTTCTAGGGCCGATAAGCAGAGCAGTGAGAGTCTGCTTTGCCATGCCGGAGATCCAGCACCGGCCACCTGTACCACGCGCCCAGGGTATCGGGCGCCGCGACCGCAAGTCGCTTGCTGCGCACAGCGTGCACTCGAAGCCGCTACCAGAGCGCCCCGGATGGAGTAACCGGGACCCACTCAACCGTTACCGAGGTCCAGCATGTGCACCATCGCTATCAGTGCTTCATCCATCACTCAGGTGACGTATGACGTGTGAGCCGCGTATCCCTCAGACCTGCGAGTGCCGCTACGACGAGATCGGTGGCCATCTGATCTGGTGCCTGGGATGCCGTGAGGCTGAGGAGAGCCGCAAGCTGTCCCCTCGCCCCAACCGCCTGCGTGCCTGGCTGACCACCCGCCGAGCCGATATGGCCGTGCAGCCTCACACCCTGGTGGACATCCAGCTACGGGAGGGCACTGCCTTCCTCTACAAGGGTGTGAAGGTCACTGCCGGCGGCAATATGCGCATGACCATGCGGGAGGGCGATGTCATCGAGCTGCGCAACCGCCTCGGCATGTCGGTACGCTGGAAGCGCTGGGCCCGTCGCGCCCTGTATGCTTGCGCTGCACTGGGTTACTTCTGCCTGACGGCCGTAACCGGTCATGAGGCCTGCACTGCCGCCCTAGCCGGCGATTACAGCCTCTCCGTGTCCCTGAGTGCCGCCACCCTGTTCTGGGCTGGCCTGGTCGAGCGCGCCGCCTACCGCCTCCCCAATCCCTACCTGTCCAAGCATCACCGTTAATACCACCCCTATAGGGCGATCCCTTTCGGAAAGCCCCCTCCGCTTCGTCCTATAGCACCTCATACCCTGGTGCTCACATACCTGCCCTAGTCGGCAAGGCTCGATACCCCACAACGCCTACGGTTCCCATTGCTCCACCAGCAGGGCGCTCCGTGGCTGTGTTCCTCTCATTCCTGCAAGGTTCTCCCTATGGCTCCCAAGCCCAAGGCGGATAAGCCAGCTCCCAAGGCCAAGCCCAAGCGCACCCCTCGATCCAAGGCTACGCCCAAGGAGGAGGCACCCATTCCCGTGGTGCTCGATCCCAAGCTATCCGCTGAGGATGAGCTGGTCTCTGGCATGGATCCGCAACACGTCCAATTCGTGGATGAGTACCTGCGGACCTACAACCAGACCAAGGCCTACATGGCGGTCTACAACGTCCAGAGCACCGGCGGGGCATGTGCGAGTGCGCATCGCCTGCTAAATTCCGCTAAGGTCCGGGCGCTGATGGCGCTACGCATCAAGGTCCTGTTCGAGAAGAGCGAAGACCTCCAGACGCGCGTGCTAGAGCAGCTGGTGGCCGTTGCGTTCGCTGACCCGAACGAACTCATGGAGATGCGCCGGGAGTGCTGCCGCTTCTGCTACGGTGAGGATCACCTGTATCAGTACAAGCCAGGCGAGTGGCGCAACCGGCAGCGCAAGTGGGAGGAGGACCTGCGCAAGGCCCTGGAGCGCAACCCT